TCGCTTGTCGCGAAGTCTGTCGCTGATGTAACTGTAAGAGTTGTGTCTGCACCAGAGAAAGTAGTGACAACAGTCTGTGCTGTGTCAATAGCGTTCTTAAGTGAAGAACTGTTTGTACGGATAATTTTAAGTGTACCACCGTACAACAGGAATTGTGCTGCTGAATACCAGTATTCGTAGTTGTAATCGTTAGGGCGACCGAAGACTGCAAGAAGTTCTTTCTCGCTAGTTACGTCTACAATCTTATTAACGGGACCCTTTTCAAAGGAACCGACTATCACTGCAACATTATCTAGAGTCGCGTTAGCAACCGTAGTCAGATCCTTTTCAAGAACAACGACCCCTGGTGAAAGTTGGGTAGATGCCATTGGTTAGCTCCTTGAAAATCTCAATCTATTGCTGATATTATTTAGATAAACGTACTGTTCAAGCGGGGAAACGGAACGTGAACATTACCAGTCAGGATAGTCAGACTCCTTTCGTGGTTTAGGTTTTTGCTTTCTTGTCTTACTTACTCTTTTCTTAGTACAGTATTTGCACTCATACGAATATGCAGAGGGATTCTGTCCTCTGTCTTTACGTGTCTTATAAAAATTATCAGTCAGGGACAGAGTTCTTAGGCATTTCCTACACTGTCTATCTACGAATAGGAATGCTTCTAGACTCAGTTCATCTTCAAGACTCATCTGCTCGTTCCAGTTCTTCTATTGCATTGACTGGTACCTCGTGTCCACCGACACTATACCAATGCTCTCCTTCCCTAACACCTAAGTATGCTAGATCGCTGAAGGTATTTTCTCTGAGCATTGCTTGGAGGCGATAATGAATTAATTCACTCTTCTTCACTTTTCCTCGCTGCATAACCCATTACGAATCCAAACGAAAATAACACTAAGATGAATAGTGTCGTCGCTAGGGACCCCATCATTGTTTCTACACTCATCGGTACTCCCACATATAAGAGCGATCGCCATATTCATCGGTATGCCAGACCTGTCCTTCTGGATCTACGAATGCCTCATCACTGAGACCATCATCCATAAATCCGAACGGTGCCATATCCGCTTCAATCGCTTCGCGTTGTTCCTGATACATTCTAGCACGAATATCGTTATCGTGGAGTTCCTTAAAATAATCTTGAACTGCCAACCACGAGAACATTACCAGACACATAGCAAGGTCATCGTGGCAACCCTCTTCTGCCTGCCAAGACTGACCCTTCTGAATGAATGTAGTTAGTTCTGCAATGATGTCATAGTCAGACAACAATAGTTTGTCATCCTCAATCAGTGCTTTCATATTAGAGCAACCAACCTTCTTAACTGCGGTTGACATCTTGACACCAAGTTGTACTTTACCACCAGAGAATCCTTGACCGACAACCTGTCCTGCTCTACCACGCATTGCTGCCATCAGTAGATTGTCATACTCAAGATCATACTGTATAATATCTGCAACTTGACCACCGATGTCATTTACTTCTACAAGAATGTATGCGTGGTTATATGCTCTTCCAACCTGACAAATAATATCAGGGAAGAGTAAGGGTTTAATTTCGTTATTTCTATACTTTGCTACTAATTTATATGGTACGGTTGTCGTATCAAATACAGTAAACGCTGAGTAGTCTCCATCAATACCTCTTGCTACGTCCACTGTCATAGTATAATTATGTCCTTCTTCTGGTTTCTGAAATACATCGAGACCATTCTGTCTTTCAATGGGATCCTCATAGGTCATCACTCTCAACTTACTTGGAGAGATCAAAGTATCAACAGAGCCCAGGAACTCACATTCGAACTCAACACGGAATTGTTGTTCACTTGTGTTACGGATAGTCTGTGCTTTCCATTCAGCATCTCTTCCTGGAACCTCAGACCAATGTACCTCTGTTGGGATATATTCATTCGTACCACGCTCTGCATCGTGCCAGAGTTTGTAGTACATATTCATCCCGTGTGGAGTAGAGATGATAATAACTTTGGTAGACTTACCAGATGAGATAGTAGGATAAACAGAACTAAAAAACTGATCTGCAATGTTGTTCGGAACGAACGCGAATTCGTCCAGAAATATGACGTTAAAAGACATACCCCTGACAGCACTAGCACTAGTAGATGCAGCAAGGAGTTTACTTCCGTTCTCCAGTTCCACTGACCCTTTGTTCCAGCCAATAATACCTTGCTGCATCCATTTAGGAAGGTTCTCGTAACTGAGTTGTAAACGTCCCAACATCTCTCGGGCAGTCGCTGCTTTGTTTGCGAGGATTGCGACATTGACGTTATCGTTAAAAATCACGTACCACAAAAGGTACGCTGTAACCACGGTAGACTTACCAGACTGTCTTGGTAGTTTTGCAATATTAAATCTATTCTCGTGAAACCTGTTGACCATCGTTTCCTGAAAGTCATACAAGTTAAATGGAATGACACCCTCATCCAGAGACACGATCTTAATGTACTTCTTGATAAAGTAAATAGGATCCTCCGCACACTTGATAAACTCTTTGACCTGTTTAGGTGTGAAGTTAGTGTGTACGTTTGCTTTTTTTAGATTGGGATTGCCTAGATACGCATCAAGACTCATCTGCTTCTTTCCGTTTCAAACTATCTATACGTTCTTTTAATTCTTGATACCCTTCATACTCCTCGTTACTAACCTCTATCTCCCTGAATTTTACAGACATCAGTTTCTCTCCACCCTTGAGTTCATCTATCTCAGGGTGTCCTGTCTTAGGTCTTTTTGAGTAACCGCCATACTCTTTGATTATAAGCATTGCTTGCAGTGCTAAAGAGACAGCAATTCCCAGTAGAACAAACCAGAATTCTACTGGGAGTGGGTATGGTTCCATTTATTTTTCGATGTATTTTTCTAGTACCTCTAGTTGATCGTGGTAGTGTGAGATCTGATCCAACTCACTTTCGATTGCTGCCATAATATCAGGATGCTCCCCGATACCAACAGGATTAGCAAGATAAACCTCTACGTTCATCTTATGTTTTTCAATGTTTCCTAAGGCGTGTAGTTTAACTGCCTCGATAAGTTCCTTTCTCATTCTGTTAAAGTTCCATAAGATCTACGGATTTCTCTGAGTTCTTCGAAATCCTTTTGTTTTGTACCTCCGTCATATGCCCAAGCATATCCTTCAGTAATCATTTGCTCATTAAGGGACACATCTTCATCCCCGACATATAACCAACCGAGTAAGCGACCATACTTACCGACACCACCAACAAGTTCAGTCCTAATAGACAACTGATCATCACCAGAGAGAGTTGACTCCAGTTTTTCTTTGAGCCAGTTTGTTGCGTCAATTCCAAGTGCTTTCTCTTCTAAGTTACGAGTCCTCTTCTCAGGGGTGTCAACACCCGCGATTCTTACTCGCTCTTTTTTATATAGATCGAAACCGAGATCGATTGTTACATCAATCGTGTCCCCGTCCAGAACTCTGTTGATCTCTACTACTCGGAAGTTGTAACAACTCTTCCGACTCGGGGGGATCATTGCTCCCATCTTCCAGTTCCTTAAATGATTCTTTTAGTATATAGACGATATACCAAGTGACAATTATGAGGAGTATTAGAAGCATAATAATAACTCCCCATACAGGATCACCGTAGTCTTCGTGAGTCCTGAGAACTAGATTCATTGTGGATAATCCCAGTTAGTAATAAACTCTGTCTTATGTTGTGGACCCCAAGAACCCTGATGATAGATGTAAGGTGTAGTACGGATAGGGCATTTCTCACCAGTACAAATCAAATCATCCACAATACGCCAAGACTCAATGATCTCCTCTGCGTGTACAAAGTGTGATTGATTGCCATTGATTGCTTCAAACAACAATCTCTCATATCCATCAATAGAGTTTTCTGTTGGATATGGATGAGTCAATGTAGCAGTCTCAACCTCTTCACCCAAACCTGGTGCTTTCATATCCATACGAATATCCAAGTGTGGTGTTGGTTGTAGTCTGATTACAATACGATCATTAAATTTATGTCCTTCGAATAGAACCTGAGGTGGTTCTTTCAGTTTGATAACGATCTCTACACACTGATAAGGCATCTTCTTACCAGTCATAAAGTAGAAAGGAACACCCTGCCATCTCCAGTTATCAATGTAAATATCGCCAGAGGCAAACGTTGGTGTTTTAGTGTGTTGTGCAACACCCTCTTCATCTTGGTATCCAATGTATTGACCAAGAACCAACTTCTGACCCAGACGTGCAGCAGCAAGAACCTTTGTCTTCTCTCTACGAATCTCTGTAGAACTCAAACGACAAGGAGGTTCCATTGCAATCAGAGCAAGTAACTGCATCATATGATTCTGCAGCATATCTCTGACAGCACCTGCTGTGTCATAGTATTGTGCACGACCATCACAACCGATAGTTTCAGTTGCAAAGATCTGTACCTCTTCTATGTAATTCCTATTCCAAAGTGGTTCGAGAAGTATATTACTGAATCGAGTAGCAAGTATATTGTTAACAGTATCTTTGCCAAGATAATGGTCAATGCGATAAACTTGTTTCTCGCGTAAAGATCGCTCCACCACAGACTGTAAACGATCAGCAGATTTATAATCGTGCCCAAAGGGTTTCTCGATAACCAATCGAGTTTGATCGGGGTCTTCAAGTAAACCTGCATCTTTGAGATTAGTGATCGCACTCTCGTAACGCTCTGGTGGTACAGAAAGGAAGTAGGTGTTATCATCCAAATAATTTGGTAATTTTTGTAGGGACTCGACGTGCTCCAGATCACACGATTGATAGTCCAACATCCTACAGAACTCTTCTGGATATTCCATACCCAGACTTTCAATCCATTGTTGTGTTGTCCTCTCTCGTCGTGCTGCACCTGTGATAACGAAGTGATCTGGCAGCAATTCTTTTTCCCATAGTTTGTAGAGTGCGGGAATTAACTTTTTCCTACAGAGGTCACCAGTAGCACCAAAAATTACAATGCCTTTAGTGAGCGGTTCCGTTTCCTTCATAGTCTGATGATTCATAATACGATATTTCACCCCTATATCTAGCAAATGCGAGGGTGGCACATACAAAGGGTACTGATGTCCATAGTAAGACATTACCTAACATTGTGACCCCCAAACATATACCTCATACCATTAAGACATCTGTTAGCAAAATCATTCAATTTTCTTGATGAGAATCTTTCAAAGAGTGCTGTACTGATCGTAGGAGTGGGTACCCCAAGATCCACAGCAGCGTGAACAGTCCAACGACCTTCACCACTGTCTGATACTCCTCCATCGAATTTGCTAAGTTCGTGATCACTGTTAAGTACATCAGCGGTAAGGTCAAGTAACCAAGAACCAACCACGCTACCACGACGCCATAACTCAGCAACTTCAGCAACGTCAATGTCATAGCAATAATCTTCTGGATGCTCCATAGGAGCGACCTCAGCATCACCTTCCTTGACATACTTAGAACCTGCGTTTGCTTCGTGGAGGATATTAAATCCTTCAGCGTATGCCTGCATCATTGCATACTCAACACCATTGTGAACCATCTTCACGAAATGACCTGCGCCAGAAGGTCCACAATGTAACCACCCGAACTCAGGACTGGTTGCCTTAGACCATTTATCTGTTCTGGGCGCAGCGGACATCCCTGGTGCCAGAGCGCGGAAAATGGGGGAGCACACAGATACTGCTGTAGTTGTACCACCAACCATAAGACAGTATCCACGCTCCAAACCAAAGACACCACCACTAGTACCACAGTCAATATATTGGATGCCCAATTTTTCAAGGCGCTCTGCTCTTTTACGACTGTCCTTAAAATTACTATTGCCGTGATCAATAATAATATCTCCCTCACTACAAAACCGTAGTAACTCATTTAGTGTATCCTCCA